TTATGATCAAAACAGAATAGCATCAGCACAAGCAAGAGACTTAAAGATACAGTCACTCAATCAGAGGGCTATTCAGGAATCTGAGGCTGCTGGTGAGGCTAAACAGAAACAAGCTATAGAAGCTTTAGAAAAGCGTGAACGTGCGGTAGTAGCGGCTGGTGAAGCTGGTGTTACTGGTGGTTCTGTTGATATGCTGCTTGCTGATTATACGGCACAAAAACTTCGTGGTGTAACCACAATTAATAGAAACCTTGAGAATATTGAAAGACAAATAGAGTTAGAAAAGATGGGTGCTTCTGCGGAGGCTGAGTCTAGAATTAACTCCATGCCTCAGGGTACACAACCTAGCTTCTTAGCTGCGGCTATTAGTGCTGGGGCAAGCGGCTACGCAGCATACAAAACGTATGAAGTAGAACCAGCAGGAAAGTATGAATCTGTGTTTGGTAAGCCTACTATTGTAAATAGCGAACCACTTTCATATTAGGGAGATACTAATGGCACAAACTAGAGTACCTGTAGAACGGATGCGTCCTTCTGCACGGTTGCAGCCAACGGCTAGACCTGTGGAGACTTATGTTCGTCCACCAGAGTTGCCAGAACAAGAAAGCGAACTTGGTGCTTTTATTAGGGCTGTTGCCCCTGCTGTTGAGACAGTAGCTAAACTTGAATACGAAAAGAAAGTCAAACAAAAGCGAGAAGTAGAAAAAGGTATTGCTTCTGCTCGTGCATTTGATGCAAGACTAGGAGCATCACAAGCTTTATCAGCAGCCTTTGATGACTTCGCTGATCCTGCTAATACTCAAGAATACTTAGAGATGACTCCTGAAGAAGTCAGGGATAGACGTGCTGCAATTATGCAACCATATATAGATAAGGTTGCTCAGTCAGGTGATGAACAACTTGCACAGGCTTTTCAACAAGACCTTGAGCTAGGTAATCTTACCTTTTTTACGCAATCGTTTAATCCTAAACAACGTGAGTATCAACTAAATAACAAGTTAGACGAAGTATTTACAGAAGCTCTTGCTATTAACAATAGACAGATGATGCTGCCTACCAATCAGTTTGCAGTACAGGCTTCTATTTCTGAGTTACAACAAAAAGCTCGTGATGATGCAACAGACGAACTTTTCTCTAAGTTTCAGGCTGCGTATGGTATTCCTTGGGATACTATTAATGCCTATGCTGTAGAAATAGCTAGGAATACTGTTGGTGATACTGGACGTAATAACATCTACAGGTGGTTAGATAGAAACCAACAACTAGGCGTATCTAAATACTCAAAAGATGTTGCAATCATCAACAACACACTTGATGCTCGTGATAAGCAGATACTAAAAGCACAAGAACCACTTTACTTTCAACAGCAAGTTATGGCTAATGTTGAGAAACATATGGAAACTGGTCTTTGGTCTGATCTAGGAGTTGACCAACCATTAGTAGGTCCAGCAGGGGGTAAGTTTACTATTAAAGACTTAGATGTTGTAGCCGCTTATGAAACAATAGCTCAACGTGATGGTATCTCTAGAGTAGCTCAAATGGATTGGTTTAGGACAACTGGTTTAATTCCTTCAATCAATCGTAATGCTATTATGAGTGGTAAAAACTTTTGGGCATCTGGTGATTTAACAGATGCTACAAAGGCTAAAAATGCAGCAGCCGCCTTCTATGCAGTAGAAGAGCTTATGGCGTATAATATTGAGATACCAGAAAATCTTCTTTCTCCAGATCAGAAAAAGCTTTTTGATGTTATTAGTATTCTTAATCGTGATGCTGGTGTTGGTAAAGATATTGTAGAAGATATTGGATTAGCACAAAGCGTTAACTTTGACTTAGCTCCTTCTACTAAGCTAAAAGAAAAGGCGCAATCACAATTAAACCAATTTAGTCCTTTATCAACAGACCACAGTGAATCAATTAATAATGCAGCCAATGCTCTTGAAATAGCTAATACAGCAAGTATCTTTATGCAGTTAGGTTATAGTGAAGACGATGCTTTAGATAGAGCAGCAACAATATTTGAAGCTGATCATGTTATTCATAGTCTTTCAAATGGAGTAAAGATTTCACTAAAGCAGTTAAACACAGACCCTAATGTAACAGTGCCTTTAGTAGAAACTGTAGATACTATTAGTAATCTTTTAAGTCAAAGTTCTGCTTTACAAAACTACTTAAAGATTAACTACGCAGCAGCAGATGATGGTGATTTAGCTTTTGGTTTTTCTAATGACCCATTAAATCGTAATGCGTTAAGACTTAATGTCTATAATGGTAGTGGACAAGTAGTAGGGTTTATACAAACTGTTAGTAAAACACAACTACTGACTGATGAAAACTTTGTAACTAATCTTATGTCTCAGATAAAAACAGAAGCACGGAACACTAATCTTGACCTTAATCAACCTCCTGCTGTTGATCAGTCTATTCTAGACTACGAAGCACAGGTAGCACAGATGACTGAGCAAGAGCGTAGAGCAGAAGCAAGGTTACAAGCAGCAAGGCTTGGTGAAGATGTTATTGATGTCATTAGTGAGATAGCTCCTGTTACTTCTATAGTAGAAGAACAAGCACCTGTAGAACCAGAATTAGAAGAACAAGCACCTGTAGAACCAGATATGTTATCTCCTGACGACATAATGCTACAAGAAGCAACAGATGCAGTTGGTACAGGAACTTCTAGATTAGGTCAAATGATTAATGTAATAACTGGCGATCTAGGATTTGAGCTTGATGCACAAGAAGTAACTAACGCTATTCAGCGTTCCTTACCTACTATTAGTGATTCTGAAGAGGGTGTTGGTACATTCTTTGATGAGTCTTATCAAGCAGCCAGAGATAATTATACTAAACTAGAAGCTATCAGAGAAGCTAAAAGAATACTAGCTGATTCTCCTGATATTATAGAAGCTCTTGGTTTAGACAAGAGAGGAATGTTTGGTGTTGATGTTTCTGGAAGACGTATCACAATTAACCAACAAGCAGCAATCGCAAGGAGTATTATTGCAGTGAGAGATGCTTCTGAAAAACAATATGACTTAGAAACTGAAGCAAACTTAACAGAAGCTTTAGACTTAGCAGCAACCCAAAAAGGTATTAGTGCTGATGACATTCTCAATAAAGTGATAAAGCCTATGGCGTATCATGAATCTGCTGGTACAATGGATGCTAATATACAACAGTATGGTGGAGGTCCTGCTCGTGGTTTAATGCAGTTTGAACCAGAACGGTTTAACACAGCTAAGAACAGAGCTAAGAACTATTTTGCAAGAATAGGACAGCCAGTCCCAGAATGGATTATGAATATTCCAGAAGGTTCTGATGCGTCTGACTTGTCTGGTAATCAGCAAATGGCTTTGGCTGTTTATGATCTACTAGAACATCCTACTGCTGATATAGCTAAAGTTGTTAACGGTGAAGAAAAGATATGGGACTTTTGGGCTAAGAACTGGTGGGCTGGAGACCCTAAGGATAGGGTAACTCGTATTAGGTCTTTCCAGAAAAGTCTTAATGAGTATGAAAAAACTCTACCAACAGCCAATGATGATACGGCAATGGTTTCTCCTACTGAAGAAAGTGGTTCATTAGGAACTCAAGTAGCTTCTTTTATGAAAAGCTTAAGTCCTATTAAATCAGCAAATGCTGATGTATTTGATGCAGTAGAAGAAGCTTTTATTGAAGTTCCTGTTAGAACACCAATGCAAGCAGATGAGGTTACTACTAATGTAGTTAAGACAATTACTCCAGTAGCTAATACAAACGCTGTACCTGAAGATCAGCAACTTGTAGTTGGTAAGGAAGCTCCTGCTGAAATGGTAGGTGATATGATTCTTTCTAAGAACCCTGCTGACGTAGCTATGAGATACTTAGGAATGAGTGAAGACAGTGAAATAGGTGCTATGGTTATTAGACGTTACTTTGATAATGTTGTAGGTGACTGGAATCCTAATAATGAATCTGTTAAAGACTTTGCTAAGAATAAAGCATGGTGTGCAGCGTTCTTAACACAAGTTTTAAGAGACTCAGGCGTTGATACTAAAGAACTAACTGGTTCTGATGATCCGTTTAATCAAATCAGGGCTGCTTCTTATGTTAATGCAGGGACAGGTGTTGAACCTACCCAAGCACAAACTGGTGACATCATGGTTAAGATGCACTCACCAGAAGAACGTGAGAAGTTTAAGCTTGGCGTGGCTCATGTTGGCATCGTTGTAAAAGTAGAAGGTAATCAAGTCTGGTTCATTGGTGGCAACACTGGTGATAAAGTAGAAATATCTTCTTACAATTTAGATGAAGCTGATGTTAAAATTAGACGAGTTACTAAAGCAGAAGACATTCCAGAAGCACAAAATGTTCCGTGGTTGTGGCAACTACGCGTAGGAAAAGCTTATAGAAAGTCTTATGATAAGCTAACAAACTTCTTTGAATAAGGAAATAAACTATGGCTGATTCAGCACAAGATATACTAAAAGGTTTAGGATTTGAGACAGGCGAGAGTGCTTATCCTGTAACCGAAACAGTAAATGAAAGTACTCTTGTCAACGCCCAGCGTGAAGCAGCAGCTAAACAACAGGGTGGCTTCCTGTCTAGCCTACCTGTTGCAGCCGCAGAAGACTGGATTATTCCTTCTATTGTTGAAAATATGGATAGGTTTCGTTCCTATGATGGACAGCCAGTAGATAAGTTTACTCCTGAACTACTAGAACAGTTAACAGGTGGTTTAACTAACAACGATGCCATTGGTGAAGTGCTAGATGAAGCACTCACCGTTGGTGTTGAGAGTGCTTTAGCTGTTAAGGAAACACACTTAAGAACAGAAGCTAGAAGGAAAGAACTACAAGAAGCAGGATGGGGCGGTACTTTTGCTACCTTTGTTGCTAATATGTTTGACCCTGTTGAGTGGGCTGCTATTGGAGCTTCAACGGCTGCTGTGTCGGCTTTAAGTGGTCCTGCTGCTCCTCTTACTGGTACTGCTACAGCAGTCGCAGGAACAGCTTACAGGGCTAAGAAAGCCTATAGTAAAGCTCGTGCCTTTGCTGCTGGTGCTAGTGTATCTGCTGCTGAACTTGCAGCCTTTGAAAGTATCAGGGCTGGTTTGAAGTATGATATGGACGCTAATGATGTTCTAATGACTATGGGCTTTGGTGCTGGTTTAGGTGGTACTATAAACACTGCTACTACAGCCTTTGTTAAAAGAGCTAATGTAGCTAAACTAGCTAAGATTGTAGCAGAGGGTGGAGAACTAACTCCTGCTCAGAAGTTGTTTTACGAAGCTAATAACGTAGAAGCAGTAGCTGAAAGGCTTATTGAAAAAGAGTTAGCCACAGAGCAGTTTTTAGAATCCATTGACGCTACAGATACAGCAAGAGCCTTAGGTGAAGCTGATGAAGTTTCCGTAGTTACTCCTGCTGCTAAAGTTAGTCAAGCAGAAGCAGAAGCTATTCCTGAAATTGCAGGATGGACTCTGTTCGGATTGCGTGACCTTATTAGTACTGGTTATCGTTCTGCTAAATCAGAAGTAGCTCGTATTAGACTAGGTTCACGTCTTCTAGGTATGAATAGCGTAGGCTATAAGGGCGGTAAGCTGGAAGCTGAAGACTCAGCATCAGAAATAGCTGAACGTATTCAGGGACAGAATAGAGTTCCCTTTGCTTATATGTTACATCCTAATCAACGTAAGTGGAAGAAAAGAACTGGCGGTAGTATTGAAGACTTTAATCGTTTAGTCTCTAGATATGCTCGTGGTATTATCACTGACGTTGACCCAGAGGTTAAAGCAGTTGGTGACTTGTTAAAGAAACAAGAACGTGTTTTAGCTGAGATGGGTATTAAATATGATGTAGCTGGTTTCACTCCTTCTATGTTAGACCGTCATGCTAACTATCTTGCTCGTATATTTAATGATCAAAGGATCAGAGATATTCGTGCTAGGTTAGGAGATACAGCAGACGAACAGATTGCAGAGTTAGTAGAAGCAGCTATACGCAAAGGTCAACCAAACATTATTGAAGACCTTGCAAACAGTATAGCAAGAAAAGCCTCTAAGACTAAGCAAAAAGGCGCACGTTCTGTTAAGTCACTAGAAGAAGAAGCAGAAGCACTTCTCAAAAGAATGGCTAGAGGATACACCAAAAGTATTACTGACCCTAAGTTAGGTAAGACTGGTGGTCCTGCTACTGTTAATGAGATGACCCTAGAAGACCTTATTGATGTTATGAAGGTTGAGTTTAGGGATGAGCTAGATGATTCTGATATTGAAGATTTAATTGGTCAACTGACTAGAGCAGGAAAGACAAAAGGACACAAGCGTTCTCGTCCTCGTCTTGTTCTTGACGAAAGTACCTCTATTAGAGTAACTAGAGCAGATGGAGAAGTAGAAGACTTACATTTCTATGAACTGTTAGAAGAAGATGCAGAACAACTACACAACTCCTACATCTTTCAGATGTCTGGTGCTATTGGTCTAGCTCGTAAGGGTATTAATACTAATCAAAAAGGTTCAAGCTGGGAAGAGTTTTTAGCTTCCATTGATAAAGAAGTAAAGGCTAAGAACCTTGACCCTGATAAGGCTGCTAGAGAAAAGAGAGCCTTACAGTTTATGTATGACGGTATTACAGGAAGACTAGCCCACCGTGAAGAAGTTTCTAACAGAGCAAGAGAGTGGAACATAGGTATTCGTGCCTTTAGCTTTGCAGTTAACATGGGTATGTCAGGTATGTCAGCCATGATGGAACTTTCTAACGCTCTCTTTGAGTACACAGTAACAACACTTCTGCGTACAATGCCAGCCTACAATCAGTTATACAAGAAGGCTTCCAAAGGACAGCTTGAAGATGGCTTGATGAAAGAGCTTATTGAAGGTCTGGGTGTTGGTGGTGAAGTTCAATTAGGACGTTACAACAGGGCTACTCGTTATGAGGGCAGTAATGTTGAAGGTTATATTGGACCTGAACAACACTGGGCTGGTAAGGCTGCTTTAAAGTCTCAACAGTTTGTTTCATACTGGTCTGGACTAAATGGTGTAACGCAAACCCTTCGTAGAATGTCAATGCTAAATTATTCTACACAGTGGGTACGTTCTGCTAAAAAGGGTGGTATGCCGTTTTCTGATATTAAACTAAAACAGTTAGGCATAACAAATGAGATGGCTGAGAAAATTAAACAAACTATCAACAAGAACGCTACATTTAAGGGTACAACACTAGATAGACTAAATCTAGAGAAGTGGCCTGAGGATGTACGAGAAGCCTTTCAAGCCTCTGGTTTCAAAGAAGCAAGACAGAGTGTTCAGGAAATGAACATTGCATCTACTAACGGATTTCTTAGAAGTGAGTTAGGTAAAACTTTGTTTCAGTTTTTAAGTTTTCCATTAGCCTCCCTAGAACAACAGACAATGCGTCTTGGTGTTAGGGCTGTTGGTGGTGATATAGCCGCTACTAAAGTTATGTTATCAGCAGCTATGATGGGTAGCTTAATGTATATGGCTCGTGTTCAGCTTAATGCAGCAGGACGTGGTGATGCTGATGAGTATATTCAGGAACGTATGACACCTAAAAACTTTGCTACAGGTGCATTAAGTCAGATAGGAGCAGCTTCTATGTTTAGTTATATCTATCAGCTTTCTACTGGTGCTATGGATGGTAACACTTATGCAATGACCCCTCCAGCAGTCTCACTAGTTCAGTCAACACTACAGGCTTTAACAGCATATAATAACGGTGAAATCTCTGAGGCAGAATACAGAAGGATGTTACGCATAGCTCCTGGGCAATCTCTCTATGGAATGAGACAAAGTATTAACTTGTTAGCAAACGAATTAGGAAATTAAAGGATAAACGATGGCCTTTTCATACAAAGACTATACAGGTGATGGTGTAACAGATACGTTCACCATTACCTTCACATACCAAAGCACTGACGAAATCAGTGTAACTGTGGATGGTGTGGCTGAAACAGGCCTCACCTTTCCCTCTGTAACAAGTGTGCAGTTAACGTCTGCTCCTGCTTCTGATGCTCTAGTACGAGTACGCAGAACAACTAGCCTTACATCACGAGCCGTAGACTTTGCGTCTGGTTCAGTGTTGACTGAAGAAGACTTGGATAACTCTAACATTCAGGTCTTCCACGCAGCACAGGAAGCTGTGGACACTGCTAGTGATGCTATTACTCTTGCTGATGACGACAAGTGGGATGCACAGTCTAAAGTTATCAAGAACGTAGCAACACCAGTATCAGACAATGATGCTTCTACTAAGGCTTATGTAGATGATGTAGCTGGTTCAGCTTCGGAAGCAGCAGCTAGTGCAAGTGCGGCAGCGTCTTCGGCAGCAGCGGCAGCTACTAGCGAAACTAATGCAGCCTCAAGCGCATCAGCAGCAAGCAGTAGTGCTTCGTCTGCTAGTGGTAGTGCAACTACAGCTACTACACAGGCTTCAGCAGCGTCTACAAGCGCATCTAACGCATCTACTAGTGAGACTAATGCGGCTAACTCAGCGTCAGCAGCAGCGACTAGTGCGTCTAATGCAGCTACCTCAGAGACTAATGCGGAGACTGCTGAGACTAATGCAGAGGCTGCACAGGCAGCAGCAGAAGCAGCGCAAGCTGCGGCAGAGCTTGCCTTGGATAACTTTGAAGATACCTACCTTGGTGCTTTTGCGTCAGACCCGACAGTGGATAATGACGGTGATGCGCTAACCACAGGTGACTTGTACTTCAACACAGGAAGTAATGACCTAAGAGTATACAATGGTTCTGCGTGGCAGATTGCAGCAGTATCTACGGCTGGACTACTAGCAGCAGCTAATAACCTATCTGATGTTGCTAGTGCGTCAACAGCTTTGTCTAACCTTGGTGGCTTGGCTACTACTGGCGGCAGTGTTACAGGCGATATTGATATAACTGGCGGTTTGACTACAACAGGCAACGTGGGCATTGGGACAACGCCTTCAACTACCTTTCACGTCAACAGTGGTAATGTAAATAACACAGCAATTTTTCAAAGCGAAGACAGTGTTGCTAGTATTTATCTTATAGATAACAACACTACAGGCGGTGTTTTAGCTTCACACGGTATGCTTACAACTGGAGACGAATTAACAATTCGTGGAGTTGACCACATAGCTTTTGACACAGGCACTACAGAACGTATGCGCATCGACAGCAGTGGCAAAGTAATAATTACTAAAACAGCTGTTGCTGGTTCACAAACTGCAAGTGTTACTGGAAGCACAACATTAGACTTTGGAACATATCAAAACTTTATTTTAACTTTAACTGGTAATATTACTCTTGCTAATCCTACAACAGAACAGGTTGGTCAATCAGGATTTATTACATTCATTCAAACAGGTGGCTACACAGTATCTCTTGGAACAGACTACGAGACTGCTGGTGGGGCTGGTATTACACTCTCTGCTAGTGGGACGGATGTAGTTCCGTACATCGTAGCAGCATCAGGACGTATTTTACTAGGCGCACCACAACTTGCATTTGCATAGGAGATAGAAC